AGAACTAGAATTGTAAGTTGTGAAACTTTCAGGCTGAATAGTGCCTACATTGTACAAAATAAACTATTCACTTTACTAGACGGCTTGTCTTGCAAAAATTGCCGGTACTGAGTACCCGCCTTATAGCGTTTCAAGTCGTTTACTAGACGGCAGTAAAGTCAAAGGTTGTGATAGGCCTTTCACGTGTTGAGTACGCTCCCATTGTTTAATGGAAGGAGCACGGGCTTTACTATACGGCAATGAATGAGGTGGGAATGGTTGTTACCTACAAGCCTCATTCGTTTACTACCAAAAATTAATAGTAAATGTAACTGAAGGGGGCAGGCACTAAAGTGCCCCTTTTAGCTACATTTAAAAACAGGGCGTTTTTTTCTTTCTAGCCCTTTTGAATGTAGACTTTCGGTTTGCCTGTTTACTAGACGGCACATCTTGTTTCCTTTCTAGTGCGTTTACTAGACGGCAAATCGTTTCTTTGTTCATGTGCCTCGTAGATAGTGTCATGACTATTTGCGAGGCTTGAACCAGCTTTACTAGACGGTGTATTAACAACTTTTATATAGGTGTTAACATCCGTAAAATAGTTGTTGATAGGTGTAAAAATAAGTACGAAAAAAATACCTATTGCATCTTGACTTCAAATCTCAAATTTGATTACTTACTAATGGAGAATGTTTTTAACTAAAAGGAGTGAAAGCATTTTGAGCACGAACCGCACGAATGATATGAATGAAAATCGGTGTTGTTAGGTTCAACAGGAAATACCCAAACTTCCTGCTTTAAGGTTCTACCTTAGACAAATTCCTATGGGGTTTTACTCTGAGCAACTTGCTCAAAATAAAGTTGTTTAGATGGAATTAAGCCTAGAGCTGGGTTGAGGCTCTTAATTTGTTTAACAATAAGGAGAGAACTAATGCAATGTATCACGTAAGAATTTTTAAATACGATATTCAGCTCGAACGTTACAGTCGCTGGACAAAGTTTAATTACAAACGCAATTACTATGACGGTAATTTGTGGGAAGTAATCATAGACTTTGCTTGGTGGCGTTTGTTTATTAACACGTAATATTCGGTCTTGAAGAACTACCCTCTACAGGGTATTATTAACAACCGGCAAAGGAAGGAGATTCTATAATGCCAGATACTTTTAGATATACGTCTGTAAGTGTTTCTAAGAAAGCACACGCAGACTTAACCAAACTACAGGCGCAACTGCGTAAGGAGCACGGCGTTGATTTTTCAATTGCGAAAGTGATTGAGAGCATAGCTGTGAAAGAGGTCAATAAGTATGGCCAGCAGTAAGCGAAGTAGACACCAAGTAGGAAAGATGTGGAGATTTAAAGATAATAAATCAGAGCAAAATGCACCACGTACAATTTTAGGATTGTTTCCTACGACAAACAATGGGGAGGATAAAAAATGCCAAGAGGAGTCGAAGCAGAAAACTTAACGATTGGTAAATTTGAGTCGTTGCTACATATAGTTGATATAATCAGAGGTTTGGATGCCCGAATGGAAATGCAGATGCTCGCTATATTCTTATATGTAGCTCGACACGGGATGAAGAGAAGAGACGGAATTACTATGGATGAAATTGCAACCGAAATAGGTATTGCACAATCTAGTATCAGCCGTGGTGTTCTTAAGTTGTCAGACGGGATTTTAAATCCTGCTAGAGACACACTTGAGAAAGCTGCCAAAAAGAGAGTTGCTCCGACTAGAGAGCAATTGAAACCAAAATACGGAATAGGTCTTTTATATACTCAAGATGACCCAACTGAACGTAGACGTAAAGTTGTTTTTCTTACACCAATGGGTGAGCGTATTGCACACCAGTTGGCTGACTATACAGTTGCATCATATCCAATGGATGCGAAAGAACGTAGAAAACGTGTCAGAGATATGCGAAGAGGTAAAGATGTTGAGAATATGCAACGTCTAAGTGAATATGAAGAAAAATATATGCACGAAAACTTTCGCCGTCTGGAGGAACTACAAGACCAACTGAAGAAGCAGTATGAAAGCGTGAGACAAGAATTGTCGTATCGTACAAAAGATATGAACATGACTTTTTCACAACTGCGAAAAAAGAATTTGCTATCGTCAGGCTTTATGCGTGAAGGAGCAAATACGAAGCCCAGAAGGAAGACACTCCTTGAAGAGGGCGGGAAGAAAAAATAAATGCAAACTCAAACAATAGAAAGGCAGGTGAAAATTATAGTGAATAACGAAAAACTAAATCAATATAGTAATCTTGAAGTTATGCCATTGAACATTGCTAAAGGTGATGACAATGGATTAGCTGATAGAAAACTTTCTGCCATCCATAAAAAGTTAAGAGAAGATGGATGGAATGTCTCTTCGGCACAAGCTGCCAAAAAGATATATAAGTTGTTTAATGATTGTTTAGTAACGGAAGTAACGACAAGACATATAGATGCGTTAAAAGAACATCTACTTAAGAATGGTAGAAGTGTCGCAACTGTAAATCGTTACTTTTCTGCACTAAGTAAGATGTTTAAATACGCATTCAATCGTCCCAACGAATACGGACTAAAAAGTATTCCGCATATACCTTGGGGAACTGAAAACAACGCTCGAGTTAGATGGGTAACTGTCAAAGAAGAAAGAGAAATGATTAGGCTGATGACTAAACGAAACAAAGTCGAGTTCCTAAACTTCTTTTTATTCCTGATGGATACAGGTCTAAGGAAAGGCGAAGCGTGCAAGCTAACAACTGCTGACGTTCAATTAGATGAAGTACAAAAAGTTAGATACGTTTTAGTAAACGATACAAAGAACGGAACTAACAGAAGCGTGCCTTTATCAGATAGAGCGTGGGGCATTGTTGAACCACTTATAGAAGGTCAAGACGCTACGACTGCAGTATTCAGACATAACTACTGGACGTTGCAGAACCAATGGGAAGACATGAGAGAAATCATGGGTCTCGATGAGGACAGGGAGTTCACACTCCATTGCCTGAGACACACGTTTGCATCTCGGTTAGCCCAAGCAGGGAAACCATTGCATTTGATAGGTTTGTTGATGGGTCATAAGACTTTAGCGATGACGAAACGCTACAGTCATTTAGCACCTCAACACACTTTCAATGTACTTGATGTCCTTAACAATGACAGGCCGTCAGAAGATACTGATAGCCAAATTGATAAAATATCCCATATCGGATAGCATTATACTTTATGCAATCAATTGGCATTGTTTAAAAATACGAGAGTGAGAAAAGTTGTTGAAGAACGTAAGCTTTTTAAATTCCGACACCGCCATTTCTTCATTTAGCCAACGGATTACAAATCGGTTGAACAGAAGAAAGCGGTGTTGGGTTTTTCAAGCATAGCACTTTGCTAGTTCCACGTGAAACAATAACATTCTCTCACTCTCTTTAAATTTAACTTAAAATTAAGGAGAGTAATACCTATGGCTAAGATTTATGAAAGCCTACCGACATACCAAGATGAATTCGCCCACGAAAGGGAAATGAAAGAGCTTGGCAAGAAACGCACATCCAAAAGACGGGCATCCCACATTCAAAGGGAAGAGGAATCCGTCACATCCTACGGCAAGGTTATGGTCGCCCAGACCATCAGACCCCTTGCACTAGCAATCAATGAATTTCTCAATACGATAGCTGAGAAGACTGAAGGAAGGCCTGAAATAGCCTACTTGAGGTTATGTGAAGTAGAAGAACCAGAGATTTCTGCATTAATCACAGCAAAGCACGTAATTAACACCATTACCCAGCAAAAGCCCTTTACAGGTAGCTGCATTGCCCTTGGTGGTAAGCTTGAGACACAGGTTCAGCTAAAAAACTTCCAAAAATTAAACCCAGAGCTTTACGAGGCGGTGAAGACTGACCTTGATAAGAGGAGCTGGCACTATGCGTATAAAAGACGAAAGCTGCGTGAAAGCGCAAAACGAGGTCAGGTAGAATGGACTGAGTGGAGCAAGACAGAGAAACTTCATGTAGGTATTAGGCTTGTAGAGCTTATGGCTGTCAGCACAGGTCTAATTGAAATCGGTCACGATGTTATCAAAAAGAAGAAAACTAAAGTCATTAGGCAGACCCAAAAGACTGCTGAATGGATAAGCAAACGTAACCAATGGAATGATTTATTAAATCCTGAATACCTGCCTATCGTTATGCAACCTAAACAATGGACTAGCGTGGAGGGCGGAGCTTATTGGACTTCTGAGATGCCTCCATTGGATTTGGTGAAGCAAAAGAATAAACGATTTAAGCAAGAGCTTGAGAACTTTCATATGCCAGAGGTCTATCAGGCCGTAAATGCTATGCAGAATACAGCTTTTAAAATAAATGGGTTTGTTTTAGATGTTATGAATTATGCTTGGGATAATGGTCACGCTTGGGGTGGTATGCCAAGTATGTATCTACAGGATAAACCAAACAAGCCTCACGACATTGATACCAATAAAGAGGCTCGCCAAGAATACAGAAAACAATCTGCTATTATTCATACAGCAAATAAGCGTACTGCATCTAAAAGAACGCTTTTTACTAAAATCTTACACGTGGCAAGCAAGTTTAAGACACATAATAGAATATATTATCCACTACAATTGGATTTTCGTAGTCGTGTTTATTGTGTTCCAGCATTCTTGAACTATCAATCTGTAGGTGGAGCAAAAGCATTGCTTGAGTTTTCTGTAGGTAAACCAATTACCGAAGCTAACAAAGGAGCTTTTTGGTTAGCCGTACATGGAGCTAATACTTGGGGAGAGGACAAAGTATCTCTGTCTGATAGGTATAAATGGGTTCTTGAAAATGAGAAATGGATTGTTGATTGTGGCAAAGACCCTATAGCTAACTTGCAATGGAATGACGCAGATAGCCCATACCAATTTTTAGCATTCTGTAATGAGTGGAAACAGTACAAAGAGCAAGGCGAGGGCTTTGTTTCTCATATACCTGTGGCCGTTGATGGGAGCTGTAATGGGCTTCAATTGTACTCATTAATGCTAAAGGATGAAGTTGCAGGTAAACTTGTAAACCTTACTGTTACGGACACACCGCAGGACATCTATCAAGTTATTGCTGATAATGTGACTGACCGGTTACGACAAGATGCAACCAATGGCAAGCCTTATGCGCAAGCATGGCTCAATTATGGTGTCAAAAGGTCTACAACAAAGCGTAGCATTATGACTATCTGTTATGGCAGTACCCGCTACAGTTGCACCGATTTTGTGAGAGAAGACTTGCAGAAGCGTAAAGACAAAGGCGAACCACATCCATTTATTGTAGATGAATTAAAACCTGCTGTTTATTTAGCTGGTCTTATTTGGGACAGCATTGGTGATAACCTGAAGTCAGCCCGTGAGGGAATGGATTTCTTACAAGGTATTGCACGTGTTGTTTGCAAAGACCAACTTCCTATACATTGGATTAATCCTGTTGGCTTTCCTATTTGGCAATCATACCCGGAAGTAAGGTCAATGAGAGTAAAAGCAATGTTGATGGGTGAGGTGATTAAGCCTCGAGTTAATACTGAGCTGGATACTACAGACAGAAGACGAATGGTAAACGGAGTTGCTGCAAACTTTGTGCACTCTTTAGATGCAGCTTGCATGATGGTAACAGTTAATCTTGCGCAAGAAAAAGGAATACAAAATTTTTGCAATGTGCATGACAGCTTTGGCACTACAGCAGCAGACGTACAAGTTTTAAATGAAACTTTACGTGATGCTTTTGTGAAAGTGTTTACTGAGAATGATGTGCTTGCAGATTTTAAAGATGGCATATCAAGATTAGTTCCTGAAAAGCAACGTGAGAAATTACCAGAGCTACCTCGCAAAGGTAAATTAGATATCGAGTTACTAAAGCAGAGTGAATTTTTCTTTGCTTAAAAGTGCTACCCGATAAAGGATACATAAGTGCCCTTATATGAACGTAGAACATTTTTTCTACGTAAATTTAATATAAGGAGAATTATATCTTGAAGAAAAACTATACGAAAATTGTTTCAGGTGTTGGCGTTAGTCAATACGCTTGGCTGACACAGCCTGATACAAGATTTGATGAGGTTGGACATTATAAAACTAATCTAATTTTGTCAGGTCAAGACGCTGATACACTTAAGGCAGCGATTAATGAAGAACTTACAAAAAGCATTGCTCTTGCTAAAGAGAAAGCTAAAGGTAAAAATATAAAAACTGCACCTACTCCGTTTGAAGACGAAGTAGATGATAATGGAGAGCCTACGGGTTCTACGATTTTTAAATTTAAAACCAAAGCTCAAATCACAACCAAAGACGGGAAGATAATTCCTAACAAGGTTGCAATCTTTGACTCTAAGGGAAACCCGATGGTCGATTGCAATGTTTGGTCTGGGAGTGAGATGAAAGTAAGTGCAGAACTCGTTCCATATTTTACTGCAATGGTTGGGGCTGGCGTGTCAATGAGACTACGAGCAGTTCAAATCATTAAATTAGTAGAAGGAGGAGCAGGCAATGCCAAAGGATACGGCTTCGGTGAAGAAGAAGAAGGCTACCAGCAATCTATATCTGAAACGCCAGCAGATGAGGAGAGCCAGCAAGCCTTTGACTTCTAACGAAGTCGGCCTGCGGTATGGATTTCGCTCTGGTTTAGAGGAGCGAATAGCTAACGAGTTAGAGACAGAGAGTGTCGAGTTCGAGTTTGAAGAGACTAAGTTGAAATATACAAAGCCTTTAAAAGTTCACACTTACACTCCTGACTTTTACCTACCCAAACAAAAACTTTTCATAGAAACAAAAGGACTGTTTACAAGTGCTGACCGCCAAAAGATGCGCTTGGTCAAAGAACAGCATCCTGATTTAGACATCCGTTTCATATTCAGCAATTCAAACGCACGCATTAGTAAAAAGTCTTCGACTACTTACGCAATGTGGTGTGATAAAAATAAGTTTCCTTACGCTGACAAACACCTGCCACAGGAATGGTTATGAGTAATAAAAGACTGAGTACAAAATTTATTGTAGTTCATTCTTCTCAGACTATTCCCGAGGAAGATTTATCAGCAAAAGATGTTGATGCAATACATCGTAAAGATGGGTTGTTAAATATTGGCTATCACAAAATTATTAAACGTGATGGTTCAATTGAAGACGGAAGAGATATTGATACCTGCGGTGTCCACGTGGATGCTAAAGGCGATATATCTAATCAAAATTCTATTGGTATTTGTCTTATTGGAGGCAAGTCTCCTAATGGAGAACTTGATTGTAATTATACACTAGCCCAATTTGCAGCCCTTAATGGGCTCTTGGTTGAATTACAATCCCTTTATGATAAAGTCAAAGTCATTGGTCACAGAGATGTGGCTGATACTGCTTGTCCTAATTTTGATATTTCAGAATTAGGTAAGTTTGTTTGATGGAGCTCAGGGTTATAACTTCGGTTAGCCATCCCTGAGCTCTTTTAGTTTCTAGCCAAAATATTCCAGCCAAAAAATTTTATCAATTATGACAGAAAGTAATTTTCTATATCACACAAACTGTGACGCTTGCGGAAGCAAGGATAACGTTGCGGTTTATGACGATGGACATACGTATTGCTTTGGATGTCAACACGTTACTCGGGAGAATGAAGTGAATACACCACAAACAAATAATACAAAAGATTTAATACCTTTTGACGTAAATGAAATTGCGTCACGAAAAATAGATTTCAATACAGTACAAAAATTTAACTACGGGACAGGAGCATACTTCGGTAGGCCTTGCCAAGTAGCAAACTATTATAACTCTGACAGAGAGTTAGTTGCGCAAAAGCTACGTTACCCTTCTAAAGAATTTCAATGGTTGGGTGATACAAAGCAGGCCACATTATTTGGTCAGCACTTATGGGGCAGCAAAGGCAAGATGGTTGTTATAACTGAAGGAGAGATTGATGCGCTGAGTGTATCAAAGCTTTGGAATAATAAGTTTCCTGTAGTGTCAGTTAAGACAGGAGCTGCTGGTGCAAAAAAAGATATTTCAAAAGAATTAGAGTGGTTAGAGAATTTTGACAGCGTTGTTTTGTGTTTCGACCAAGACGATGCAGGCAAAAAGGCGGCAGCAGAGTGTGCTAGATTGTTCTCCCCTAACAAGGCTAAGATATGTTCGCTGCCGCTTAAAGATGCAAACGAGATGATAGTATCTGGTAAGTTTAAAGAACTTACAGATTGTATTTGGTCAGCAAAACCATACAGACCAGATGGAATAGTTTGCGGAACTGATATTTGGGACACAATAAATACAGAAGATGAATATGTTACTGTTGATTATCCATTCCCAGCACTCAATATAAAAACACACGGCTTACGTAAAGGTGAGCTGGTTACAATTACAGCAGGTTCAGGTGTAGGTAAGAGTTCTTTCTGCCGACACGTAGCTCTGCACTTATTACAAAAAGATTTTAAAGTTGGATACATAGCCCTAGAGGAAAGTATCAAACGAACATCACTCGGCATTATGGGAGTGAGCTTACATAAACCATTACATTTAACACGGGAAGGAATTGAAGAAGATGAGCTTCGACACACCTACGATGCAACTGTGGGAAATGGGAACTTTTATTTGTATAATCATTTCGGTTCTACTGTTGCCGACAATCTCATCGCAAAGATTAGATATATGGCTAAGGCGTGCGCTTGTGATTACATTATTCTTGACCACTTGCACATGGCTCTTAGTAGTCTTGGCGATGAACATACAAGTGATGAACGTAAACTCATTGACTATACCGTATCAGTTCTACGGACTTTAGTTGAAGAGACAGGTATCGGTTTAATATTGGTATCTCATTTACGTAGAAGTGAAGGTGACAAAGGATGGGAAGATGGCAAGAGCGTTACAATGAATGCTCTCAGAGGTTCTGCATCAATTGGTCAGCTATCTGATTTAATTATTTCAATGAACCGTGATTTACAAGCGGACGATAACACTACGACAGTTACTATTTTGAAAAATAGATTTAGTGGTGAGACAGGTCACGCTTGCAATCTGCATTTTGATTTAGAAACAGGATGTCTTACTGAAATAAAACATGATGATTTCTAAACTTGATGCAGCCGAATGGACTACAATAGTAATGGATGCCATTGCGCAAGCAGAACGATATCCCAATAAAGAAGTTATTATTCACGTTGCTACAGACGAAGCATACGAAATTATAGATGAGGCAGTTTATGCCCTTATGACAACTGGCAATGAAGCCGCTTGGCGCATTGTCCTACAACAACACACATTACATTAGGAGATTATGACAAAAGTAAAATTACCAGACACTATAGATGTGTCTTATCACACCCTACAGGTAGTGCTTTTAGACCCAGACATTGCTCTTGAGGTTGGCGACCAGCAAGGAAGCTACGCATCAAGAGAGCAAAAGATATATTTGGATAGAAGCATTATTGAAGAGGGAGGCGATAGAGCTCTTAGTCTTCTGCTGCATGAAGTAGGTCATGCGATTTATTACATATTCAATCTTAAAGATAGAGAAGAAGAACCAACAGTAGATAGCTTTGCTAATGGTTACACAGAAGTAATGAAGAGAAACCCCAAACTTATGAAATGGATGACCCAACAGGTATGAGATTAGTTTTCGATTTAGAATCTGATGGGTTATTAGAGGAGGTCAGCAAGGTTCATTGCATTGTAATCAAGAACCTCGATACAAATGAGGTTATCAATTTAAAATTAAATAAAGCAATGGAGATGCTGGCCTCTGCAGATTTAATTATAGGTCACAACATTATTAAATATGATATTCCTGTATTACAAAAGCTGTATGGCTTTAGAACAGAAGCAAAAATATTTGATACAATAGTTGCTGCTCGTTTATTTTATCCTGACATAAGAGATAGAGACTTTCGTAAGCCAGACTTTCCTAAGAATATGATTGGTCGTCACAGCCTTGAGGCATGGGGACACCGCATTGGTAACTACAAAGGACAGATAGTTACTGATTGGAAAGAGTTTACACAGGAAATGCTACAGTATTGTATTCAAGATGTAGAAGTTACAGCTACACTTTACAATATACTTACACAAACAAAACAACCTGACGCTCTTGACCTTGAACATAAGGTTGCACAAATAATATTTAGACAAGAACAGCACGGGTTTTATTTTGATAGAGCTGCAGGTGAAGAATTATTTGCTACATTAAATGCACGCAGATTAGAACTCGAGGATGAATTACAAAATATTTTTCCTCCAATTGTAGAGCGTACAAAATTCATACCAAAAGTTAATAATAAATCCAGGGGATACATCAAAGGTGTTCCTTATATGAAATTAAAAAAGGTTACGTTCAATCCGTCTAGTCGTATGCACATAGCAGATAGACTAAAAAATAAATACGATTGGCAACCTGTAGAGTTTACACCTGACGGAAAACCCAAAGTTGATGAAACAGTTTTAGAGAAACTGAAATATCCTGAAGCAAAAATTTTAAGTGAACATTTCTTAATTGAAAAACGTATTGCACAATTAGCAGTAGGTGCTCAAGCTTGGTTGAAGCAAGAAAGGAATGGTCGCATACACGGCAACTGTAATACTAATTCTACAGTTACAGGTCGTGCCTCCCATACACATCCAAACTTAGGACAAGTTCCAAGCATTCACAAAACTTATGGCAAGGAGTGCCGTCAATTATTTAGAGCTACTCCGGGCAAGAAGATGGTCGGTATTGATATATCAGGCTTAGAGGTTCGTATGCTTGCACACTATTTAGCTAAGTATGATGCAGGAGACTATACCGATGTTGTCTTGAATGGTGACATCCACACCAACACCCAAGAACTTGCAGGCCTTGAGAGTAGGGACATAGCAAAAAGATTTTATTACTGCTTCCTTTATGGAGGTGGTGTCAAAAAGATAGCACAGGTGACAGGTAAGAAAGTAGGAGAAGCTTCTAAAATCAAAACAAGGTTCTTAAATAATTTACCTGCATTAAATAAACTTATTAAAGACGTACAAAGAGCTTCCACTAGAGGTTACATAGTTGGCCTTGATGGACGACACGTAAAGGTACGTTCACAACACTCAGCACTCAATACGTTATTGCAATCAAGTGGTGCAATCGTATGTAAGCAATGGCTTGTCGAGTTTGATAAAAACATAAGACGATTACCAGATGTTCAACAAGTTGTATGGGTTCACGATGAAATACAAGTTGAGTGTGATGCAGATGATGCTGAAACAGTAGGACAGCTTGCAGTAGATGCAATTCAAAATACAGGTATGCACTTTAAATTAAGGATACCACTAACAGGGGAATATAAAGTTGGCGAGAGTTGGGCTGACACACATTGAAAAATTCTAAATTTGACTTGGACTTGGCTTATGGTCAAGACCGAGAGAAACGTGTTGCTGCCATCTTTGACACCGACAAGTTTAAAGTTGAGGTCAAGACCGAACGGGACTGGTGGTATAAGACAGGCAACATTGCAATAGAAGTTGAGAGTTATGGTAAGCCGTCAGGTATATCAGTAACTGAAGCAGACTATTGGGTTCACATACTTGCTGATGGTCAAAAAGATTATTGTCGTTTGATATTTGATACCGACACAATCCGCACATTAACAAAAAATTATTATCACACATTGAAAAATGTTGGTGATGGCAAAAGGTCAAAAGTTGTTTTGATACCTCTTGCTGAAATCTTTCACAAATCAAACTTAACCAAAGGAGAAACAAACGAATGAGAACACTATTAATAGATGGTGATATTCTTATTTACAAAATTGCTACCAAAAATGAAATACCTACTCATTGGGGAGATGGGTTATGGACGTTGCATTGCGATGAAAATATTTGTAAAGCAGAAGTCGATAATCAAATACAGGAACTACAAGAAAATCTAAAAGCAGATAAATACATTGTTGCCCTAACTGATAAGTCAAACTTCCGTAAAGACATCTTACCCAGCTACAAAGACAACAGAAAACAAAAGCGTAAACCTATGCTGCTACCAACATTAAGGCAGTATTGTTTTGATAAGCATAGCGCAGTTGTAATGGAAGGCCTTGAGGCAGATGATGTACTTGGTATTTTATCAACCGAGCCTACCAATGATGAAAAGATTATTGTCTCAATAGACAAAGACCTCTTACAAATACCCGGGAAGATTTCTAAAGATGGCGTAACTATAGACGAAGTGTCATCTCAAGAAGCTGACTATTGGCACATGATGCAGACCCTATGTGGTGACGCTACAGATGGATATTCTGGCTGCCCTCAAGTTGGCGTGAAGACTGCTCAAAAGATTTTAGGAGACCACATTAACGTTCCCCTCTTAGACCTATGGCAACGTGCTTTAGCTGCATACGCAAAAGTTGGTTACTCAACTGATGAAGCACTAGCCCAAGCAAGGGTCGCAAGAATTCTTAGACATAACGATTACGACAGAGATACAGGAGGTATAAAACTATGGCGGATAGCGTAAAGAAACCAGCGCACTATTTTAGATACAAAATAGAACCTATTACTTTCATTATGCAGAATGACGTTCCGTATGCGGAAGCCAACGCCATTAAGTATTTAATGAGATGGAGATACAAACACAAACATAGAGCCGGTCAAATACAAGACTTACAGAAAGCAAAACAATACATAGATTTGCTTTTAGAAAAAGAAACAGCAGAGGACGATAAGCAACTTAGCTTTCGCTTTGGTGACAAAGATGAATAATAGTTTGCCTACCTCATACCAACAATACATACACACCTCTCGCTACGCTCGGTTCATTGATGAGCTTGGGCGTAGAGAAACTTGGGGCGAAACAGTTACAAGATACTTTGATTTTATGGAAAACCATTTACAGAAAAACCATAACTACAAATTACCTAAAGACTTACGTTCCGAGTTAGAAGGGGCGGTGCTGTCTTTGCGCATTATGCCTTCTATGCGAGCTCTAATGACTGCAGGAGCAGCTTTGGAGAGAGACAATACCGCAGGATACAACTGCAGTTACATTCCAATTGATGATGTACGTAGCTTTGATGAAGTTATGTATATTCTTTTGTGTGGAACAGGAGTTGGTTTTTCAGTTGAGAGAAACAATATAGAAAAGCTACCTGTTATTGCAGAAGAGTTTAACGAAAGCTCTACTGTGATTGTCGTTCAGGATAGTAAAGCCGGATGGGCTAGAGCGTTCAAAGAACTGCTTGCAATGTTGTATGGTGGTGAAGTTCCTAAGATAGATGTTACTCGCATTAGACCAGCAGGCGCACGATTAAAAACTATGGGAGGCAGAGCTAGTGGAGCACAGCCACTCGTAAACCTATTTGATTTTGCAGTTGATATGTTTAAGAAAGCTGCAGGCAGAAGACTTGATGCAATTGAAGCACACGACTTAGTTTGTAAAGTTGGTGAAGTTGTAGTTGTTGGAGGAGTAAGGCGTTCAGCTCTTATATCTCTGAGCAGCATACAAGATGACCAAATGAGAAAAGCAAAGTCAGGTCAATGGTGGCTTGAGAATGGTCAAAGAGCACTAGCCAATAACTCAGGATGTTATTCACGTACACCAGACGTAGGACTATTTATGTCTGAATGGAAATCTTTATATGACAGTAAGTCAGGAGAGCGTGGCATCTTTAATAGACTAGCAGCCAAGAATAAAGCTGCAGAGAATGAAAGACGTGAAACTGATTTTGAGTTTGGAACTAATCCTTGCTGTGAAATTATCTTACGGCCATATCAATTCTGTAACTTGACTGAAGTAGTCATACGAGCAACAGATGGCATGAAAGATATTAAAGATAAAGTCAGGCTTGCTACAATCTTAGGTACGTTTCAATCCACACTTACAGATTTAAAATATCTTCGTAAAATATGGAGAGATAATACTGAAGCAGAAAGACTACTTGGTGTTTCACTTACAGGTATTATGGATAATGAGCTTACAAGCAAACCAACTAAACAACGCTTAGAAGAGATGCGTGCTGTTGCTGTAGATACCAACAAACATCTAGCAAAAAAATTAAAGATAAATCAATCAGCAGCAATCACGTGTGTAAAGCCGTCAGGAACTGTCAGTCAATTAGTTGATAGTGCTTCAGGCATTCACTCAAGACATAGTGATTATTATATCAGGACTGTACGTGGTGATGCTAAAGACCCACTTACACAGTTTTTAATTGATGAAGGCATTCCACACGAACCAGATGTTACAAAACCTAAT